CCGAGATCTACACTAGATCGCTCGTCGGCAGCGTCAGATGTGTATAAGAGACAGAAGTAAAGTCACGCCTGATTTCTTTATCCAAACTGTAAATGATCTCATATTTCTCCTTTACTCAGTTGCCACATAGACATGATCGTCGTCTGAGTCATAGAACATAGTCCCTTCAGCGCCAGTAGAGGACGACTTAGGAACAAGTCTAATCTCATCAGACTCTATTGTGCCAGTGACATCAAGATCGCCGCCAATGAAGAAGTCTCCATCAAACTTTGCACCACCATCTGACCTAAATGCTTGCTGAGTTTCGTCCTCGAAATCTCCATCAACGTCATCTATGGTATCAGCGTCATCATATAGAAATGGCCCAAAGGAGCCAGTGTAGATCTTCTTGACAGCCATTGCTCACTCATCGGAATTTTTCCGGACAGTAATTAATCACCCATTATGTCTGTGAGAGCTTTCTTACGCCTCTCTATAGCAGACATAGCATCTTTACCTACATCACTAATAGGTGGTTTGGGCTTAGGCTCGACTAGAGGCTCGGCTGGAGGTTCGACTGGTTGAGGTGGCTTCTCTTTCTTCTCAAACCACCCGCCCATATTGTGCTTCAGGCCTCGCCTACTTTTGCCATACATTTTGACTACTTTAGGCATTAGAATAATCTCCATCCTTCTAAAGGTTTCTCATCCTCAGCCCTCAACTCCTTGTATTCATCCTCTGAGTTCTCAGGCGGAGGAGGTTCGAAATATCTAGTTCCAAGTTCTGCCATCTCAATGAAATATGCAAGTGCATCCATCTGATCCCAAAGTGCAGAACGCGGAAAACTCATTAGCTGTGCTTCCAGACCTCGACAGGCATTCTCGTTATGAAACATATATCCCTGGCGATAGTACGAAACCAAAGCTCGAACTCGCTCAGACTTCTCACGACCTCTGGCCTTAAGCTCTATCATCTCATTTGGATAGCCTAGGCCACGCTTCATCATCTCGTTGCGAATTGGCTGAGTGATGAACTCATTCAATCCAGTGACTTCGACTCCGAACACTCGAACTTTGAACCTATTGCAAAGCTTAAAAATGTGATCATAGAGCTCATCAGGATGAAACTTTCCTGAGACTACATCTCTTACATAAACACGCTGATTCTCAGTATCCAACCCAACTACGACTATAGCACTCTCGGCTGAGTGCATCTTTGTTGTCTTCGCAGGATCGACAATTAGAATCGTTTCGATCTTACCAGCGCGTAATTGTACTAGAAAATCTGCATCAGCCTCGAGATAATATTTGAAATAGTCTTGTTTGAATGTAGCATCCTCAGCGCTAACTGGTAGATTCTGATACTCACGTGAGAATAAATCCAACTGACCACGGCGCTTATGACTTTCATAAAGCTTCTTAACCTCTTCATCTGACATAAAGTCAGGCCAATTAGATTTAAGATCACCACCACACAATTCCAACCTAATACCATACCAGTCAGGATCGTTAAGAAGGTGTATAAGCAAGCTATCTTCATGCAGCACAGTACCGACAATAACGATCTTCCAATCTTTTTGAGACCTGTTGATAGAGTTACAAACATCTGAGAACCACCATTCTCTAAGGTTCGCTCTGAGCTCTTCGTTCTTAACTGCTTCTGGGTCTTCGAGGTCATCAGCGATAATAAGATCAGGTCGGTACCTATCATATAGAATTCCCCGAACTTGCTGTCCAGCGCCACGAGGCATAACCATAATGCCATTCTGTGTGATCCACTGCTCCTTTGAAAATGAGTCACTCTTCATTGGGCCAAAGAGCTCTTTGATTACCCTGTTCTGAATCAGCTCACGCTTTAAGTTCTCACCATCCATTACAGCTTTAGTAGCTGTAGCAGAAATCGGCACAATGAACTTTTTATCTTGAAAAAGTATCTTCTTCGCTGGATAAGCGATTGTATCAATAGTTGTCTTGCCTGTACCTCGAGGCGCAGCAATGACCGCCTGCTGAATAGAGTCATCGTCCAGGACTTTGAAGATCTCGTTATGCAGATTCGAAAAACTGAGCCAGAAGCGTTCAGGGAATAGGATCTTACAACTCGCCTGTGTGGAGGCGTAGCACTGCGCCATAATGTCCTTGATGTTCTCATCTTCAGTTATCCTGACTGTCGCTTCGATGCTCATTCACTAAGCTTCTCTTCAATTCGTCCTATTGCCACGCTGAGGTCTTTGATGTCCTCAGTTTGCTTATCAATTTTGTTTTCAACTCGCTCCATGCGATGCTCGACTTTGTCCTCAACTCGATTGACCTTACCATTCAGACTCCCAGTCGCTGCTACTCCAACAGTCGCAAAGATTGCGAAGAGAGCTATCACTATTGCTGTTTTCATCAGTTATGCTCTCAGTAATAGAGAAACATCAACATCGCCGCCTGAGGAGCCACTAAGACTTGGTCTGATGTATCTGGGCAACTGCACTATTGGAAGTCCTCCAGCGCTAGTGAAGGCCAGTGCTGTACTGCCATCTGCCTTTGTGAGTGAGAAATAAGTAGTTCCATCAATCGAGCCTTGCATAGTCAATGTTGCACTATTATGATCTCCAGTCACTTGAACATAAGCAGACTTGACCCAACTGCCTATCTCCTGTGGATCTCCAGTATTGCCACAGTTGACACCTTCCCAAAAGATCTTCACCAGTTGCTGCCCATCAACTCGGTCAACGGTTTTGGTTTCTACTGACATATGATTCCTCGAATTATCCAGTTAAGTTGTTCTTCTTCTCATACGTTCTGGTTGCTGCCAGACCGAGAAGAGCCATTATCAAAGATATTGCCTGACCTACTTCGATTGCAGGCATTTCCCTCCCAGGAAAAATAAACACTAGAATCGGGCCTATAATCCAGCCCCAAGTTAGTGCGGAAACACATACCCAACCTACTGCAGGTCTCCATCCAGCAACGAACATAGTACGATGGCCAGCTTCGATCTTATTGATCTCGGCCTGCCACTTGTCAGGTTCCTGCTGGATTTTCATTCGTAGCATATCAGCAGCGGCTTTCTCCTCAGGTGTCTCAACGAACTTGTCGATTGCTGAGGCAACGCCTTCAGCTGCTTTACCAACTCCTCCACCAATGAGCCAACTTAAAATGCCCATAATTCTCCTTTATGGATGAACTATTAGAAGCCCCTTGTAGTTTCTACAATCAACGTGAAGCCAACTTACACCAATTTCCACACAAGTAATGAATCCAAAATCCTCTCCATTATTGATGATTTCACTACGAATTTCTTCAACTGTTGCCTCCAATGGAATTAGGTCCAAAGCTCTTCCAAACCTGTGCTGTGAGCGAGTGGCTCCGATTGTGCATTCTGGTGGTCTCCAGCCTCTAAAGTTATGCTCACTCTTCCACCACCAGGTGTTGCATTCCATCTTGCCGTAGCGTTTGCGAAGCCTGTCTCCAACTAATAAGATACGAGGATCAAAGAGCCACCAAACTTGATTGAGTTTTCCTTGGCGCTCTAGGATTCTATAAGTCTCTTTTGGAACTAGCTCATAAGGCTGAAAGTACTTAGGGATGTAGTCCATTAGATTATCTCATCTACCATACCATAGCGTTCTGCTTGTTTGGCTGTGAAGAACGTAACCTCGTCCATCATCTTGCCAACCTCTTCCTCAGTAAGACTTGAGTGTTCAGCAACGTGCTTAATGTAGAAATCTTCTAGCATTGTTATACACTCTATGTCATCTTCACTAAGAATGTAGCCTTCTGTAACTATCCGATGAACCATAAATTGAGTATTGGGCCCTGCAATCCGAGTATCTCCAGCAACAAACACAGGCACTGCTGCACTCATAACACAGCCGTATGCTATAGTAGTAACATGAATGCCGTGGTTCTGTGCAAACTTAATTACATCAACAGCTCCAGTGAAGTCATAAGCCACTCCACCAATACTCATAATGAAGATCCTAAGTTCAGTCACTCCAGCCTCTATCATGTCTACCACTTCATTGTACATGAGCAGAGTGGAGTAGCCAGTCATTTGGCCATGAATAGTAACTTCTCCGAACTCTTTAGTTACTTGTGGCTGTTCCTTCATTGACTGAAACTGGTAGCCTATTGCCGCTACTGCCATCAGCAGTGCTATCACCAATGTCACTAGAAGCTTCTTCATCCTTTACCTCCTCAAAAGTTGTGTCGATCACTGAGCCAGACTTGATTCCGTCTTTACGTGCTCGACTTTTGATGTCATCAAGATCTTCCTTTGTAAAATGTCCATGAGCTATCTGACCCTTCAAATTAGTGATAGGCCCATAACCAGCTCTTGAGAGCATTGTGCCTGCTTCCTTAACTCTCATACCAAGAGGGACTTCCATCTTCTCACCACTGGGAGTATCAACCTCTCCTTCTATCACGTCCTCAAGTAGTCTCAAAGCTGTTGGAGCATTCTCTCGAATTCGCTTTGCAAGATCAAGAGTGTCAGCATCTCTAGCACCTTTCATGATCTCGAGCTTTTCCTTCACCACTGAGGAGTTACGCACATAGCTTACCATCGCTGGAGTCACACCGAGATCACGAGCTATGTGAGAGCC